GCCGTGAGCTTCGAGGCGAGATACTCGACGGGGGAAACGGCGCCATAGAAGCCGTTCTCGGGGAACGCGGTGCTGAAGGTGCCGTCCGCGTTCTTAAGCATCGGGTAGAGACCGAAGTGGAGATGGTCACCCGAGGAGTTGCCGGTGTTGTCGGCCCATCCGAGGAGCTGGCCGGTTCGCACTTCCTGCCCCACCTTCACGGCATTCGCCGCGAAGTGCCAATAGACGGTCTTCGCGTAGTAGTCGCCCTGGCCGTTGAAGGGACTGCCGAGGAAATAGCGCGGCTCCTTGGTCGTGATCTCGACGCCGAGGCCGCGGGCAAGATCGACGGAGGTAAGAGTCACGATGCCGTCATGCGCTGCATAGACCGGCTGCCAGGTGGTTGTGGCGAGGTCTAAGCCATCGTGGCCGAGCATCCCTTGCGCCGCGTAAAGGCCGCGGTCACCCGGCTCTCCGAAGTTCCAGCCGAGATAGACGAACGGAACCGGTTTGTAGAGGAGAAGCGTGTTCATAACATCGTGTAGAAATCGTGGCTCCCGATGGTCGCGGTCTTCTTCCCGAGCGCTTTCCACGAGGGATTCGCGGTCTTCGGGTTGAAGTAGTGGGTTGCTCCCTTCGTGAGGTTCGTGGTCGCCGCGGCTTTCCACGCGGCGAGGCATTCGAGATAGAGCGCGTCGTTGCGGTGGAGCTGGGCGGCCTTGATGCGGTTCGGATCCTGGGTGTTCCAGCAGGAGAACTGGTAAGGAGCGAGGACGACTTCAGCAACGGTCTTCTTCTTCGCGCGGTTGCGGATGACTTCAGCAACGGCTGTGCGGCCTTCTTGGGACTCGCCTCGTGCCTCCATCCAGATCGTGAGCGTCGCCAGTTCCTCGTCGTCGATCACGCGGCCGGAGAGAAGGGCTTTGCGTATCGCTTCGAGGGTGGCGAGGACGGTCATGGGCGTGCTTTGAGCGTAGCGCGCGTGCAGGGGCGCGCAAGGCCACGGGTGGGGATAGCCGTTCAGCACTGCTCGTACGTCGTGCAGTATGGGAAGTCTTCCGGCGGGGCGCTGAGCATGAAGATGACGAGTCCCCATACGAGGATCGTCCAGAGGCAGCCGATGAGGTAGGTCTTAGTTCGCATCTTCTTTGGCGCGTTTGATGGCCCGATCGCGGGCGGCTTGCATGCGTTTCTCGTAAGCGTCGATAGCGGGCGTCTCCTTCGTGATCGGAAGAGGCGTTGCGGCGTTCAGCATCGGCATCTGGCGGCGCGACGGTTCGCCGCTGTTCGTCCGGTACGGCTCGACGGAGAACGACAGCCCGGGGATGCCTTTCTTCAGGTTCTCGATGATCGCCGGGACGGAAACATCGGCTGGCGCCTTGCGGTAGACGGGGTCGATGATCTGGGTGATCCAGCGCTGGAGCGAGGCAAGCGGCACGAGCTGCGACGGAACATTCGTTGCGATGCGGTTCAATGCCGTCTGGTCGCCACGGCCGACGTCGAGGAGATCGCCGAGGCCTTGGACGTAGGACTGATCGGAGAAGAATTCGGCGATGCCGCGAAGGAGGTTCTTCGCGACGGCGCTGTTCGGGTCGACGGCGGCTTTTGGATCATCCTTCGCGTAGTAGCGCATGGCGGCGGCCATGGCGATCGGGTATGCGAGCGGGCCGAGTTTCGAGTAGCTCACGCACGTGTCACCGATCTTCACGGAGTATGGCTGCAGCCCGGCTTCGTAGAAGGCGGCGCGGTCTTTGGTGTTCGTCGGAAGCGACCAGGTGGTGCGACCGTCGAGGGCGAGCGCGCCAGCGCCGGCCATGACGGTCGAGCCGACGATCATCTTCGAAACCTGTTCGAGCTTCCGGGTGTTGCCGGACAACGTCGCGACACCGAGCGGCGAGTATTCGATGCCCTGCTTCAGGATGTTCATCGGGGTCTCGACGAACGGCACGAACCATTTCACGCCGGGAACCTTCCGGAGGTTGTAGATGACGCTCGTGAGCTGGTCGACGCGTGAGAGCAAAGTCCCGTGGCCGGATTCGTTCGTAGCATCGAGCGGCTTACGGAAGACGAGCTCCATGGCGTTCCGTGTAGCCTCTTCGGCGATCTCGGCTTCGTTGATCGTTTTGCCGGCTTTCTTGTACTTGACCGCAAGTGCTTCCCGTTCGCCAAACTCCGCAAGTGTGCGGAAGAAAGCGTCCGACGCCTCAAGCGCGCGAGGAACGATTTGCCCCGGAGCGAGTGCCTTGGAACCGGTCGGGATGCGAGCAAGGTCCGGCCGCTCGATGAACGACTCCCCTTTCAGCGCCTTCAGAGCTTTTGACGTGGCTTCGGAAAAGCCGTTTGCGATGCCCCGGTAGTAGGCCGGAACTTGTTTGACGAAGTACTCCTGCTCCTTGCCTGCGAGCTTCGACGCGAACGTGTCGATCGCCCCGGAGACGAGGCGCGTAGCGGGACGGAGGATGGTGGACTGAAGGATGTTCGAAAAGGCGTTCGTGATGTGCGTCTTCGGCGATGAGAGCAGGTTGATGTAGCGGTACTCGTCCACGAGCTCGGGCAAAGTTGGCTTCACGAACTTCCGGTAGAAGGCCGTGACCTGCTTCGCGCTAGTGAAATCGACGCCTTCAGCAGCCTTGATGATTTCATCGGTGCTCTTCCCCATCTCGACGAGCTGCCGGACGAGCTTCGTCTGGATGGTGTTCAACGATGGATCGGCGCCGATCGAGAGCGCCTGAAGTTCGCGGCCCCTGCGGGTGGCCTCCGCGGAAACGACGCGGAGGTTGTCGATGAAGTCCGGAGTGATCTTTCCGTTTTGTGCTGCGGCGGCGAGGTGCTGACGGGTTCGAAGAAGAGCTGCTTCGCTCTTCAGCGTCGCTTCGCGCGTGGTTCCTTTGCGGAGGATGTCCGAGGACGCAGCTGCTTCGATAACCTCGGCGTTCGAGAGTCGGGCGCCTTTCACCTTCGAGAGAAGCGGCGCGATTTCCTCGGCCGTCTTCTCGATGACTTGTTTCGTCTCTGGAGCGATGTTGAGGCGCGCGAGGTTCACGGCTTCCTCGGCACCTTTCCTGAGGTTCTTGACTGCTTTCGGCGCTTTGGCGAGGTCGTCGAGCGGGCCGAGAGAACCGAGACCTGCGGCAAGGATGTAAGGAAAGCTGCCGCCGATGTCCTTGTTGCGAGGGTCGTTTCGCTGCTCCTCAGGTGAGGCGAAGAAGCCGGCAGCGGCATCAGTGGCCGCGCCCTTGATCGTGTTCGCCGCCTTCCTAACAGGAGCTGGAACGGTAGAGGCGTCGCGCGGAAGCGCTGGGCGGGAGCGGAAGTCCTGCTGCGTGCGGAAGTCCTGCGGAGGCGTGAGGGGTGCGCGAACAAGCGGCGTCGGTTTGGTGGGATTCGGGGCAGCGGTGGGTTTCGGAGCAACGGAGGCGCGGACGGGTGACTCGTAAGGCTTTGCCCCGATGTCAGGGAGCGTTACGCCCTTCGCCTCGGCGATGCGGCGCTGGCCTTCGAGATGGCTGATTGTCCCATTCGAGACCTGCTTCGAGATCTGGTTGACGAGCTTGTTTAGCTCCTGAGCGCGGCCCTTCGTGGTCCTTCCTGGTTCCAGCCCGAGGTTCGATTTTTGATTCGAGCCGCCGAGCGAGAGCGCGATGCGGTGGTCCAGCTCATCGTCGTACCCGGCGCCGAGTTCCTCGCGGATCGCGTTCGTTACTTCAACCGGGACACGCCCGTTCACGAGGTCTTTGCGATCAAGCTTCTTCGGGACGGTGGGATCCCATTTCGTAGCTACTCGGTTGTCGAGGAGCTGGGACTGCTTCTTCGTCTCGTTCTTGAACGTGAGTAGCGGCCGGCCGGAGACGTCGGTTACGTTCGAAGCGCCATAGCCCTTCCCTCGGAAGTAGGCATCTGTCGAAGTGGGAGCGCCGGCCGGGATGGGAGTCTTCGCGCCGGTCGCTGTGGATGCCTTCGGAACCGTGGAAGACGGCGCGCCTTTAGGCGCGGCCGGAGGAGTGTCGGAGTAGAGGCGGATCGTCTTCCCCGCCGCGGCTGGCTGTGAGTTGTCGGGGTAAAGCCTGATCACCGGTTAGCGTTCGTAGTTATCGGGATAGGTCTCGTAGACGGCGCGGGCGATGTCGGAGGGGTCGATCTCTTTGAACTTCGCCTGCAACTCGCGGATGAACTGCTCGCGGCTCTTCGCGCGATTCAGCGCGGCACGGTTCGCGAGTGCGGAGCGGAATGCCGTTACGACCTTATTGGACGTGGATGCCGTCTTGGTGGTCGTCTTCGCGGAGGAGGCAGCTTTCGGAGCATAGGTCTTGGGTTTCGAGGCGAGCAGTTCGAACGCGCCAGAGGTCGGGTTCCACTGGTAGACCGAGTTTCCTTCCGAGACGTTGACGGTCTTCGGCTCCTGCGTGCTTGTCCGTCCGGCGAGGTACTCGGGCAGATAGGTCGAGAGGCGTTGCGTGCCTTTGTTTGCTACGCCTTCTTCGGCGGCTTTGAGCAGATAGTTGAAGCGAGCTTCGCGCATGCGCTCGTCCTGGCCGATGTCCTGCGCGTTTGCTGACACGAGGTTCTTCACTTGATCGAGGCCGAGGTTGTAGGCGTCCTGCCAGTTCTGGATGTCCGCGCTCGCGAGTTCCTGAAGTCTGCGGGCGCGTCCTGCTCGTGACGCTTCGGATAGCCAGGGGTTGTCGTTGATCGATCCCTCAGCCTGAGCGAGCTGATTCTTGCGCTCGTTGATCTTGGCAAGGAGCTGATCGAGGCCTGCGGCCGAATAGGCTTCTCGGTAGAACTGCTCGGTCGTCTTCGATGGTTTGGTGAACGTATCCTTCGCGAATTCGTCGAAGGAGCCGAAGCCGAACGTCTGCGCAAGCGAGTCTTTCTGGATCTTCTGCTCCTCGGGCGTAGCGCCGAAGAGAGCGGCGGTCTCGTTCAAGTTCAGCCCCGCGGCTCCGGCCGTCTTTGCTTGTGTTTTATATGGGTCAGAGACGGCAGTAGGAGCTGGCGGGGTGACTGGTAAAGTTGGAGCGGCTGGAGCCACGGGAGCGGCACCCTTCTGAAGGAGTGAGAGGAGGTTTAGGTTCTCCTCGGCTTTGCCGGTGTATCCCTGCATGCCGTACTGCGTGGCGAGCTGTGTCCGCGCGGCGAAGGAGCTGTCTTTGGCCTGGCTCTTCAGGAAATCAACGATGGAGTTCATTCGAAGTTGCCGATTGATGTGCTCCGACCGTTGTTACCTCTGAAGAAATCAGGCACGTTTGCGAAGAAGGGGCGATCGTGGTGTTGCTCTACGGAGTCGCGCTCCGCCATCGGGTCCCAGAGCGTGTCGAGGATGCGGTAGGCCTTTTTCGTGGCGGCTTCCGCTTCGCCGGGCTTGTTCTTCTTGTTGCTCGAAAGGATGTCGGCGTAGGCAAATTCGATGATTGCATCGTTGCCGCTGTTCTCGTCGCCGTCGTTCTCGGGAGAGAACGGCAAGAGGTCAGTGTCATCGTCGAGTGTGGGCGCGCGGAGCTTGCCGTAGATCGTTACCTCGTCGCCTGCCGTAAGGGCATTCGCATTCAAGAACACTTTGCGCTGGAAGTCGGCCCAAAATTCATCTTCTGCGTCGGGATTGTTGGCGAAGTAGAGCCGGTAGTCGGGGAACTTCTTCTTCTTCCACTCCTCGTCATTGACCTCGAGGAGGTAAGCGCTCTTGTCTTCGTAGGTGTTCGGGTAGCCAATGTATCCGCGGGTGAGGTCGTCGGCGTCGAGCGTCACGGTGAGTGCGTCGAGGGAGAATTCCCAGAGTCGGTAGTTCCAGGCGAGGAACGCTCCAATCTGAACTGCGGCGCCGAGGTCAGCGTCCGAAAAGAGGTCATTCTGTGCGATGAGCGAGTAGTCGATATTTAGTTTCCGCGCTAATGCTTGTTTCCCTTCTGCTTTAGTCATTGTGGCTTTGTTTAATCGTAGGTGTTGGGCGTGCTATGTCAATGTGAATATCAGGCGGACGGTGTGCCGATGGCCCAGAAGTCGACCGTTAAGCTCCCTGCTGCGGAGTTGCCGTAGTTGAAGTGAAGCGTGTTGCCGTCCACAGAGAGATTCCGAACGTACGTTCCGGGGGTGCCAGTCGTGAGGCCGAGGAAGTTGCCGCCTGCGAGGGAGCCAGTTGCCGGGCCGCCGATCGGCGCGGCGTTGTTCTCCGGACCCGAGGACGTGTCCATGAAGATGCCCCATGCCCAGGCATTGCCGGAGTTGAAGCGCGCTGTACCGATGACCATCTTCGGTGGGAACTCGAATTCGTAGGTTGCGGCGGTGTCTGAAAGGACATTGCCGGGGATGACGAGCGTGTACATCTGGGCCTGCATTTTCGGCGCGTCGAGCTGCGCACGTCTCCATGCGCCGCCCGCCCATGCGTAAAGGTGATAGGCGCCGCTAAGCTCGACGACGCGAAATTGCTCCGTGATGTCGCGCGGCGGGGCGACGGGAACGCTCGTGAGCGTAGGAAGTGGGTTGCGGAGCTGGTAGAGCATTCCTTCTAAATCTTCATGCGCGGTCTCGGGGCCTGCCGGCGACGCTGGTTCTTCGATGCCGAGGTCTGCGAGTGTGGTCTTCTCGATGTTCCCCGTCTCCTGCGCTTTGTTGTATTGGTCTTCGGTCATGAGGCGTCTTTGAGGTCGTCGTACACGAATTTCGACGGGTGCAGATCGAACTGCACGTTCGTGATGTTTTCGAGAAGAATCTTTATGAGGAAAAGCTTGCCTCTGTGCTTCTGCTTGTCGGGGAAAAAGAGCGGCGGGACTTCGGTGAGATTCGTGAGGCTCTTCTTCGTGAGGAGCTTGTAGGGCTCGACTTGGATGTCGGTGCCGGCGACGGTGATTGCGGAGAGTGCTGCGTCAAGCGTCCACGTCTCATTCGAGAGTCCAGTGTTCGCGATCGAGGCGATGTGTCGAACCTGCCCGGCGTTTGGTCCTTCGAGGATGGTCACCTCATCCCCTACTTCGGCCTTGAAGAAGCTGGAGCTCGTGCCGTCTACGCGAAGCGTGATTGCTGATGCGGAATCGGCGTTCGTGATGTGGATGCCCCAGATAGGACGCTGAAGATCCGCGATCTTCACGGACGCGTCGAAGCTGAAGGTGCCCTTGCCGCGGAGCGTGGGGCTCGGTGTGATGTTCAGGATGACTGCTTCGGAGACCTTCTCTGATACCCCGTTGCCCACGGGTTCGGAGATGAGCATGGCGCGGTTGCCGGTGGTTACGCCCAGCGAACCGATGTAGTTCTTGCCGGTAGCCGAGTCAGCGAAGGCGACGGCGACGGTCTGGGTCGTGGATTTCGTCGCGTAGATGGCTCTCGGCGTGGCAGAAGCGGTGTTCAGGGTGGAGAGCGGGATGAAGTCGAAGAGTCTCGTCGAGAGGTCGAAGACGAGGACGCCGGGCTTCATGCGCTGGTAGCCGGATGCGGCGTTCAGAATGAAGAGCTTCTCGTTCACGCGGAGGAGTCCCTGCGGGTAGACGGTGAAGGCGGTGTAGCCGAGGGGATCGTCGAAGAGCGGTGCGAGATGGTGGGTCGAATAGCCGTTCGTCCAAAGGACTTCCTTCTGCGTCACGACGATCCAGCCGTCCGTTGCGCGTTCGATGGATTGGACTGTTCCAGAGAGCGGGATCCAAGGAGCCTTCGCGCGGTCGGCGAAGTTGGGATCCCAGAGCATGAGGTAGCCGGAGTAGCCGAGATTGGCGCCGACGAGGACACCGTTTGAGCCTGCCTTTGCGACGACGACGGTGAAGCTCGAAGGCAGCTCGAAGGCGTCAAGCGTGATGCTGTCGTCGGCGTTTATCGCTCCAACCTTGTTGCCGTTCGCGAAGATGACTTTGTCTTCGAAGAGGTCGGGGAAGTGGTCGGCATCGGTGAGGCCCGTTTGCCAGGACTCGAGCCACGCGCTTTCGAACTTTGAAACGGTAGTGTTGGCAAAAGCGAGGAGTCGGTCCTTCTGGTCGCGGATCATGCCGCGGCCGGATGAGGCGACGGTCGGCGAGTAGTGCGCGCTGCCGAAATCTAAGGTGCCATTGTTCGTTTCGCGGTAGACCTTGCCGTTCGCGTCCTGGGCGTAGAGTTTCCCAGCCTTCTCGGCGAAGTACTTCACTTCCGCGAGGCCGGAGATGTCGTCGGAGGTTCTGACGGCGGTTATGCCGTAACCCGTAGACATGCCGAACTGCGAGCGCTGAAGGCCTTGTGAGTAGTAGTGCTCGTTCTGCCGCTTGCCCTCGCCGAAGCCGCCCGAATTGCCGAAGAGAAGCTCGTGGATCATGCGTCGAGTTGTTTGGTGAATTTGGTGAGCAGCCGGGCGGCGACGGTGTACCCGGCTTTGGCGGCGTTTTCGAGGATGGAGAACAGCTCCGTGATGGCGAGAGCCGCGATTACGGTCTCGTCGATGAACGGAATACGTACGGCGTGCTCAGACACTCGGCCGGCCGAGATGAGGAGGAAGTAGACCGCTACTTTGATGGCGGTGCGGAGGAGCTTGTGGGACTCGATGAGCGTGCCGGTTTTATAAGCCGCGATGACTCCGGTCACGGTGTCCATGAGGATGAGGACGAAGACTGCGGCGGTCGCAGTGAAGTTCGCCTCGTCGAAGAAGAAGAGCACGATTGCGGCGAAGACCTTGAACCAGGGATTGGCGGCGAGTTTGGCAAACAGGTTTACGAGATATGAGACGTTCTCCGGGTTCATGCGTCGGGGTATTTCTTTTCATAGACCGTCTCCGATGACGGGTACTTCTTCGTATAGCTCTTGGAAGCGGCCGGGAACTTTTTCGCGTACGTGGTTTCGGTGTCTGGATACTTCTTGGAGAAACGAGCGAGGAGTCCGTTCACGTAGAGGCGGATGAAGCCCGTAGCGGTCACGGCGAGCGAGCGGACGTGCGTAGCAAGGCGCGAGAGCGCCGGGACTGCGAGGGCGGTAATAGCCAGGGTCACCGATGCGACCAGGCCTTTCGTGAGTGTGATGACCGAGGTAGCAGTGACGGCGAGTGTTCGGTAGTACGTTTTGACCTGGCTTATCGAGACGATGGAGACGGCTGAAAGTGTGAGAGCGCGGGCATAAGTGAATGCTCTGGAGATGCTGGTGACAGCCGACGCGGTGGCGGAGAGCGCAACGACGACGATGAAGTCCCAAACGAGGTCTATGACGGCGGTCGCCATGGTCGTGAGGGTGCGGTAGAAAGTAGCTGCGTGTGCGAGTGAGACGCTGGCCGTGGCAGTCTGGGTGAGCGTCTTGAGATAGGTCGCGGCGCGGGAAAGGGCCACGATCGCATTCGATGTGACGGCAAGCGCGGAGTAGGCCGTGAGGGTGCGGGAGAGGGTGGCAACAGCCTGCGCGCCGGTTCCGCCCTGCGTGTAGTGAACGGTGATCGTGACGTGATCGACGCTGGAGGTGACAGACGTATCGACGACGATCGCGGCTGCGAGGACGACGCCGAAGTCGGCGTCGTTGATGTCTGCGTAAGACCAGGTATCGCCCCAAAGGTCTGATGCGTCACCATAGATCTTCACCGTGTCGGTCGAGGGCCAGTTGTTCGCGGCGTCGGCTTTGTTCGTTGTGCCGAGGGTTCCATCGGCCTTCACGAGCTTCACGACGCTGTCGCGCGTGCGGTTCGAACCGCCTCCCGTCCCTTTCCGTTCGATGGAAACGGAGATCCCCTGAATGGTGGCGTCCGAAGGGATAGAGAAACCGAAGTTCGTAGCTTTCAGGTAATGGGTCGTTCCTGATACGCCGGTCGTGACGGTGGCGTAGCTGTCATTCGAGGATGCAGCGTTCGAAGGGTTTGACCAAGAGAGCGTACCGATGCCCGAGTCGTCCGAAAGTGTTCCCGGCGATGCGGGGCCGGAGGTTGCTGCAACGCCTCCGACTGCGAGGGTCTTCAGGTAGATGCGGACTTGAGAAAGGGCAAGAACTGCCGCCGAGGTAACGGCGAGGGCTCTTACCGCGGTCTGAGTCTTGGCGAGCGTGATAGCTGCGGTCGCGGTCTGGGTCAGGGCTTTGAGCTTTACGAGGCCCTTCGAGAGCGAGACGGCGGCGGTCGCGGTTGCAGGAACGGATTGCGTGTAGGTCGTCGAGGCGGTGTAGGTCACGACGAGCTTCGGATCGCGCCCGCCGTTCGTGTCGTCGGCGGTGTAGACGATGAAGCTGTTCTCTTCGCCAGCTACCCACGTAGGGGCGGTGTTCGAGGCGTCCTTCTCGAAGCGGATGCCGTATTTCGATACGCCCGTCGTCGAGATGGCAGCGATGCCCGAGGCGTTGAGGTTGAAGTCGGCGTAGCCGCTCGAAGGCAAACTCGCCCAAGAGATGGCAGTTGCGAGGGCGGTCGTGCCGAACTGTCCGTAGTCGGCATTGACAAGCGCGGTATTCGAGGCGGGAGTCGTGGCGTAGACGTTCGTGGCGAGGGTGGCGCCGAGGCCGTCGTACTTGCTCTGGACGTAGACGGAGAGGACGGCTGCCGAGGTAACTGCGGCATCAGGCAATGAAGAGGTGGGGAAGAGGTAGATGCTGCGGCCGATGCCTGCCCATTGATTCGTCGTGCCGGAGGCCAGGGCAACGGCGCAGTTCATGGTCGTGGCGTTGTCGTTCGCGGCCGTGCCGGCACCGGAGCGGATCGTGGCCCAGACCTCGCCCGCTCCGCCCGCATCGCGCTGAACGGAGCCATCGACTGAAGTGACTTCAGTATGAGCGTCCGGGTTGAACGTGAGCGTTGCGAAGCCGAAAGAGAACTGCGGCGCGAAGCGATCGGCGAGAAGCCAATCGTAGAAGTGCAATGTCCACCAGAGGGGCCGGAAGGCGTAGTAAAGACGCTTGCCGTATCGGGGATTGTTGCGGTACTCGGTTTCGAACTCTGCGAAGTTCCGAGAGAGTTGTTTCTTCTTCCAGGTGATGGCGTATGGCTGGATAGCCTCGATTCTTCGATCGCCTACCGAGGAGCGATCTCCATTCAAGCGAAGAACCCAGCGGAACCACCGAGAGATGACCGGCGTATTTAAGAGCCACAAGAGCACGCGCTGATGCTTAGCGAAGAAGTTCTTATCGAAGGCTAAGTAGGGCTTGTGCATTCATGTGGAGCGGGATTGTCCGCTCATCCCTCACTCCTCGGGAGGAGCGAGAGGGAGAGGGCAAACTACGTTTGCTTGATGTCGGCCGTGAACTGGATCTTGTCGCCAGCGGCGAGGACAACCCCGGTGAAGTCGCCCTTCACCCACATGTTGCCGCCCGAGGAAGCGTCGAAGAGCCCGGCGTTCGTGATCGTCGCGCCCGAGCCGGAGGTGAGGGTCGCGATGTTTCGGAGCGTGTCGTTCGTGACGGTCGTGGTCACGATGGACTGCGTGGAGGCTGTGCGCTCGGCCGAAACCTCGGTGAAGAGGGTCGTATCCGTGGCAGCGGCAGTTCCGGCTCCGGTTCCCCACCCAATGTAAGGGGTGGTCAACCCGGAGTTGCACTTCGCGATCATCTGAGCCTTGCCCGTGTTCGTTAGGACTGTAGCCATTGTTTGAAGTTGGCTGCTTTGATTCGTAGGAAGCTATCGACCTTTTGGAAGAGGTTGCCGCCGTGGATGGTGCCGAGAGGAACGCGCGTGCCGTCTTTGCGGATGATGACAGCCTGCATGCTGAACTCTTGGCCGCTCGGTACTTGGATGTTGGACATGATGTTGATGGGTTGGAGCGCTTCGGGCGCTCTTCCCCGCCCCGGAGGGGACGGAGAGAGCGTCAGAAGTCGGCTGATTAGGCGAACTTCACGAACGCATGCGCGGCGTACTTGCGGCGAGCATCGGCGACCTTTGCGCCGTAGACGTAGAGGTCTTTGTATGCCGTGCCGAAGTCACCCGGAATGTCTTCCTCCATGCGCGCCTGGAGAACCTTGTCCGCGAAGGTCAAGAAGTTCTTCTGGCAGGCGATGATGTGGAAGCCGTTCGTGTTGTCGCCCGCGACGCGGTTCGACACGATGACTTTGAAGCCCTGGAGCTCCGTGAGGAGGCCTTGCTTCACGAGTTCCTGGTACGCGGCCGGGACACTAAGCTTGATGCCGGTGTCCTTCATGAGCGTCGTTACAGCGGACGGCGGGATGAAGAGACAGCGGTTCTCATCGGGAACCTCGGCTTCATCGAGGTACTGCTTCAACGTGAGGACCATCGTGAGAAACGAAGGATTCGATCCGCCGTTGTCGATGGTCTTCGCCGTGTTCGCCTGGATCTCGTAGGCGGTACCGGCAGCGATGGCGCCGCCGGAGTAGGCGGACGTCTCATCGTCGGAGTCATTCTCGATCACGATTTCCGTGTTCGAGTTGCGAGCCTTGACGCGGTACCAAACGGAATGACCGGTGGCCTTAAACGGCTTGCCGACCATCGCAGCGGTAAACACGGTGCTGGTGCCGGTTACGACGCCGGTGGTGGCGGCGATTTCAACGGTGCCGGTCGTGTAGGAGGTGCCGTACCACTGCCCCGAAGCGACGTCGGACCAGAAGCCGAGAAGGAACGTCATCACGTTCTTCTTGCGCTCGTTCGCAGTCTGTTCAACGACGGTGCTCTTCGGGCTCTTGATGTAGGAGAGCCACTTCGCGAGGGTCTTCTCCTGCCAGTAAAACGATTTGTATTGATCGATCGTGAGCTGCGTGTTCGTCTCGTAGAGAGCGTCGGCAGTCATCGCAGAACCGGCGTAGGTCTTTTCGGTGAGCTTCGCGAGGTTCAGGATGTTGAGTTTCGAGCCAACTTCGTTGATGTCGCCCGCATAGTCGCGGTTGACCATCTCTTCGATCGGCGCGTACTCGTATTCGTGCTTGATGAGCTTCGCGGAAAAGCCTTCCGCGAGCTTGGTTGCGTATGCGCTGGGCATTAGGTGCTGTTAGTTTTGATGTGCGCCCAGCGAGGCGATCAAACTTCCAGGTCCGAGATTTCGTGCTTCTTGATGTACTCAAGGTAAGCCGGGTAGTCGTTCTCGCGGAGGTTCTTCAGATCCTCGGCGGAGGTGCCTTTCGGTTTGAGCGGTTCGCGTGGGCCGCCCTGACCGGATTCGAGGCCCGGTGCGGAGGGCGTAGGAGTCTTAGGAGGAACGGCGCCGGACTTGTGGAGGAAAGCGTCGACGAGAACGTCGAGCGGTGCTCCGCGATGAGTGGGCTTGCTCGCAAATTCCTTGAAGCCTTGCTCCTTGCCTAGTAAGGCAGGTTCTTTGGCGATGGCTAGTTCAAGTTCAGTGTTCCAACGGGCCTGTTCTTCGCGCTCCTGCTTATCCTGAAGGAGAGCAGTGGCGGTTTTGGTTGCCGTGAACGACTGGCGGGCAAGCTTCTTCTCGGTGTCCGACATGTACTCCCATTCGGGATACTCGGTCTGCAACTCTGTGTCAGAGGGGGCCGAGGCATCCCTTCGAGCGTTCTTCGCGCGTTCAGCTTCCAGCTGGGCGGCGAGAATTTGTGCTTCTCTCGTCGACTCGGCGAACTTCGTCTTGTAGTCGATCTCGGGTTCAGGCGTTTCGGCGAGAGCGGGATCGGCTGGGTTCGGGTCGGTCGGCGGGACAGTCGGCTCGATTTCCGGCTGCGGTACGTCCGGTACCATCGGGGTCTCCGTCTCCAACGGGAGGTTTGGATTCTGTTCTGGGTCCATGAAGGTTTTGCCCGTCCCGGTATCGGGGTTTGGGCGGTTTAAGACTGGTGAATTTGTGAGAGTGCTACTTCGCGGGCTTCTTCGGCTTCTCGTCGGCTTCGGCTGCTGCGTCTTCGAGGATCGCCGCGAACTTCTCGCGCTGATCGCGCGTGAGATACGAAGCGCGGGCGCGGAGGAAGGCGGCGTCAGCCTCGGATACGTCGTTCAGTTCAAGAGCGACGATGCGGGCAAGGTTCTCTGCTGATGCTTGGTCCATGGTTGTTTCGGTTGTTTCGTGGCGACCTTTAGATGTCGATGTTGAATTGCTGTTTGAGCCGTCTCCGCAGTTCCTCGCGTTGGCGCGATGCGCCGGAGAGGAACGCTTGAAGGGCTTCGCAGAGGGTGGCGTAGGCTTGGTAGTAGCTCTGTTTCTTGGGGCCGGCGTCGAAGTCGTGCAGCTCATGATTCGCGCGTTCTAGCTCTATCGAGAGGAAGCGTTTTACGTCGTCGAGGGTAGGTTCAGGAGCGGTCAGCGTGGCTCCCATGGCGTGGTAGGTCTTCTTCTCTTCGGGCGTGAGGTCTTCGTATTTCAGACCCATCTTGTCGAGGATTTGATCAAGCATTCATGGGAAGAGCTGGGATTGCGCCGGGACCAGTGGCGGGGGCTTTGGTAGCTTGGGAAGGATCGGCGATGAGCGGCATGCCGGGCATGAGGCCGGCCGCTTGCTCCTCAAACTCCATCACCTGCTTCTTCTCCTCTGGTGAGAGGTCGAGCCATGAGAGCGTGCGTTCCTTGAGGATCTTCTGAAGCGGAACGTTCGTCGGGAACATCGTCGCGCTCATCTTGAGCTTCTGGATCATCTTCAGGCTGTCGGCTTCCTTCTCGGCTTTCTGCGTCACGACGCAGTCATAGCCTTCCGGCGAGTAGAGGACGTTGGGGTCGAGGTCGTAGCCGTAGTGCAGACCCGATGCGCCCTTCTTGTAGAGCTTCACTGGCTTCAGGATGCCGAGCTTTGCGGCCCCCGACACGAGAGCGGTGAACTTCTGGCCGAGCTCCTTCGCATGAATGCGGGCGAACTTCGGCACGTCCTTCATGCGCTCGTCGGCCTTCGCGATCATGAGTTCAACTTCGCCGAGCGTTTGATCGCCTTGGGGCGAAGCGCCTTTCTGCAACGCGGTGGCGGCGGTCGCCGTCTCCACCATGGTCTTGATCATCGCCATCTCGTCCATGCGGCCGGGTATCTCGGGCACTTCGACATGCTTCAGCATCTCGTTGGGATTGCCCGGCACGCCGTAAAAGCCCCACGGAGAAGGCGTGTAACCGGCAGGAGACCAGCCGTCGCTCTTGGTCGTGTCGTAGAAGTTCATCCCGTAGCCGCGGAGGACGCCGTTCTCGACCATCTGCGAGAAGTAGACGTTCAGGATCTGGTTCGGCACGCGAACGATGTCGCCGGCGCCGTCCGACTCCCAGTCTGTTCCTTCGATGTCGCCTGCCCAGGAGGTGTACGTGAAGAAATTGCTGCCGAGAAGATCGCGGAGCGGCTTGTCCATGATCTTCTCGCGGCCATCGGCGAGCACCACGACGTGAATCACGTCCTGCTGCTCATTCGGATACCAGACCTTCTGCTGCACCTCGTTCAGCTCGACGTAGGTTTCGCCGATGATTGGGTTGTCCATGTCCGGGACACCCATCTCTGAGAGGCGTTCATTCCGGGCGGCGATCGCCTCGGCATTCTCGGCGGCTTTGATGAGTCCTCGCTTTGTGGCGAAGAAGGCACGCAGCCTCCGTACTGCAGCTTTGTCGTAGAGGGGGTTCAGCTCGAGATCGGAAAGCGTTCGGTAGATGCCGACGTGCGTGACGCGGCGGGCCGTGTCGATGCTCACGGGGTTCGTGTACCGGTCGACTTTGATGTCGAACGGGTCATGCACCGTGAGGCGTACCACGCCGTTGAGGATGTTCAGCTTCGTGTAGGTGCGGCCGTAGAGACCCTCGTTCTTTTTGTCGATGACATCGAGCTTCTCGTACTTGCTGTCATCAGCCACGTGCTCCCAATAGGCGTTCATGAGGAGCTCGCGCTGGGTGTCGTTGTCGCGGTCCTCGTACGCCAGCATGGCCGGCTCGCCTGCCCGTGAGAGCTGGGTGCGGATCGTCTCCTTCATGAGGGGAACGTTTACGGATTGCCGCTGCGTTAGCCGGTTCGTGATGACCGTGTCCCGGTAGAGGTGGTAGTTCTCTTTGCGCTGCGGATTCCTCCGCTCGCTGTAGCGGCGGTCGGCGTCGAGATCAGTGAGGAGTGTTTCGAGGTGGACTTCGGGCACGCGTGGGATGAAGGTTTAGTTAAATCGTAACGCGCGCGCGTCTAGGTAGTAAGGGGAAGCTGGGGATAAGTCTCAGAAAATGTTTTTCAAGATCGAGCCTTCGCCGTTGCACTTTTCGCAACGCTCCAACCTCCGAAGGTTAACCATGCCGGTTATGCCTAGCACGGAATTGACGATGGGCTGATTGCGCAGCGGCGGACACTTCCCGACACCAAGGCATCGAGGGCAGTCGATCATCTCAGGCTTTTGGTTCTTGCGCGATCGGGCTACGCCTAGAGACTTGCCGCATTTCGGGCAGAAGTTGTCGGCCTGAGCGTGTTGGGCGCCGCACGCGGAACAAGATGGCATCGTCGGAAGATGTTACACCCCAAGGCCCGGATAGAACGGCTTCACGAGGCCGGTGGTGGGCGGCGGGACGTGGCCTGAGGTCGGCGGCTTCAGCTCAAACCACATGCGCATCATGAGCGAGTCGCCGTGATCGGGCGATCGGCCGAGGCGCTCCTTCACTTCGTCTTTGCCGAGAACCTTCAGCTTGCCGTCCTTGTCGGCGTCCTTCCGCTTCATCTGTTCAAGGTCTTCGATGATGAGCTCGCGAACCTGGGCGTCGTCGGTGCGAACCGCGACCTGATGACGGTTGACGGCATCGGCAAAGATGTAGGTGCACTGCGCCTTGAGGTTCTGGTACTGCTCTTTCGGGGCGTCGTCCGGCTTGTTCTTCGGCTCCAACGGCGAGGAGTTCGCGACGAAGCCTTTGATCCCCTTCAGGTGATCCACCAGGCCGCCGCCTACGCCGTCTTCGTCAACGATGGCATGTGAGTACGGGATCTGTTCATCGCGAAGAAGCGTTCGGATGCGGTCCTCCGTGATGTCGGTTCCTTGCCGCTGGTAGGTCTCGATGCGGTACGCCTCGAGACCTTTCCAGAGCGTGATGACGATCCGGTCGCCGCCGTTCCGTGCGATGTCCGCGGTGAGGTACTTTTCGGGCGGGACGGCGTCACCTTTCGCGTCCTTCCTCGGCGTGAGACTGTTCGTGAAGAGGTCCGTGATGGCGTCGTAGGAGATGAGCGCACTCGGGTCGTCGTCGTACTCCCAATTGCCGAACATGAGGCGTTCGCGGGTGGCCTTGTCGGTGATCTGGTGGAGCTGCGTTCCGTAGTCCTCAGCGGTGTGCGGGTTGTCGCGGTAGAGCGACTGGATGAAGGCGTACTCGGGCGGGAGCGTGCCAGCCTTCCAAGGCTTGTAGAAGACGGTATAGAGCCAGTTCTTCGAAGGATTGGCAGTGAGACCGATCTTCGGGAGAATCCCGTATTCCTTGTTGAGATGGCGGCCGACGCGGGACTTCAGAACGTCGAACGCGAGGAAGTGAACCTCCCCCGCCTCCTCGATGTCGCCCTCGGTGTATTCGAGGGAACCGAGGCGCTCGTAGAGCGGATCGGTGGGGAGGTACTTCAGGTCGAGGAGGTCTATCCGCGATCCGTTCTTGAACTCGATGTAGTTGTACTGGCCGTTCAGCTTCCAGTCGTCTTGCGGGATCTTGTGATGCGCGCAGACCTTCGTCCAGGTGACGAACGTGGACTGCATGAGGCGCTTGAGCTCTTCGCGGCCGATGAACGCGCGAAGGCCTGGGTACTGGTAGGCCCGGACTAGGCGCTTCTCGCAGACGTGCCAGCTCTTGCCGCCGCCGGCGCCGCCTCCGAAAAGTGGGAAGCGGATGATCGGATCAAGCCATGCCTGCCACGCCTCATGCTGCTTGGGAGTTGGTCGGATGGTTGGGGTCAACGGGAGTCAAGTAGTTGAAGCCCTCGATTCGATGTTCGGGGCGCTCGGTCGGCTTGCCGCGGAGGAGCTGGATGTTCTTCGTGAGCTTGTCGAGGGAGTCGGTCAGGTCGCGATAGGTGGCCGCATCGAGCTTCTTCGCGAGCCGGTCGATGACCTTCAAGCGGTGCGCTTCGAGCTTCTGGACGATCGGGTCAAGTTGGTCCTGGATGCCGTTCAGGATCCCGGATTGCTGCCGGGCCGTGGACTCCTCATAGCCCGCCTCGAGCATCATTTCGAGAAGGGTCTTCGGCTTCGCCAGTCCTACATTTTCCGAAATGAGTTTGACGAGCTTCGCTTGCTTGTCGGTTTGCCTCTTTGCCATCTACCGGAAGGCGATCTTGAGGGCGAGCGCCTGGACGGGGCGCCAGATGAAGAGCGGGAGCCAGAAGGGCTTCGGCCGGAGGGTCGCCTGGAGGGTTCGGAACGCGGCGCTTTCGATTTGCTTGCGTCGGTCGAATCTGCGGGACATGCCTTCAGCCTAGAACAACGGCAGAGTCCGTCAAGGTGTGTACATCAAGCCGTAGCCGAAGAGCGAGGCCTGGTTCATCGATCGCGGCTACATGGGTGACTTCACTTTCTACCGGCTCATTGGGAGGATCGATACCGGCGATGCATTCACAGATACCGATCGATCCATCTTAGGGATACGGAGCGGTGGTCCTCCCTGCCATGGGTATTTGCGTCATGCGGGCAGGTTCCGCTCGTAAATGTGTGCCGGGATGGGCTTTATACCCTCAGAAGGGCGTGTCGATCTGGGATGAATGGGTGGACAACATCCCCGACATCGCGAACGTCGAACGGTAGGCGAAATGACTACGAGATGGCCTTTACTATCAATGACTTAGGTCTAGGCGGTGGGTTCTTCGGCCGGTTTCCGTCAAAGCCTGGACATAGTAGGGGTAGAGGAAGATCGTCGGGCGAAACTTGCCGGGGATCGCGTTAGACGTTGATGTGGATGGGCCGGTCTGGTTTCTCCGGCACTTTCTAACTTATTCGACCTATTTCGCATTGGTATCAGTAGCAGGACCGTGAAGCCTGCGAGTTCAACTTCAAGGATTTTTTATGGCAACAAAGAAACAGACCAGCAGCGTGAGGGAAGCCCTAGCGCTCGCAGGAGACATGATCGAGGTCGGAGCCTGCGTCGGGGGAACCGGAGCCTTGGTCTACTCGCTAGCGAAGACGGCGGCAGGCATTCCGATCATCCTAAGCGGCCTCTCCGTGGTAGCTCTGGCGATCCTCTTCTGCCTCCTCGTGCTACTGATGCGAGGCCGGTAGTGGAAGGCTGGAGTTTTAGAGCGGACACGACTGTTTTACGTCCCCGCTCGAAGACGATAATGAATCGCGAACTGTTCAAGTACGACCGTGATCAGCAGCGGAGGATGGTCACCTTCTTCGGAAGGTACCTCCGCGAGGTCTTTCGCGGTGGTCGCCAACGCTGGGAGTCGATCGGCTTCTGGATGGCCGTGACAGTGCTCGCGGTGTCGCGGGTGCCACGGGTAACGACATGGATGCGGGAGACGTTCGGCGCAGTGTCGTTCTCTCTCGAGCTGCTCCCCGCGTTTGTCGTCCTAGGCGTCATCGTCGTCCGGGCCGTCCTCGCTCCTGCGTGGATCAACGCGGAGCTCATGAAAAGTATCGAGGATGGGCATAAGATCGGGTGGGTGATCCAGTACCCCGGTGGCCTTGATGACGTGGCGGTGACGGCACAACCGCGAAACGAGCGGTACGCAATTGCGACGGACATCGTGATCACGAACCACGGGCCGAACGGGATCAGCCTGAACGCAGAACTGGAGATTCAGTACGGCGTCACGATTCTTGTGCGAGAGGCATACGGGATTCAGGTAGAGGCATGGCCGCGCTTCCTCGTGGCGTTCGGAATGACCCCAAAAGCGCAACTCCTGTTCCCGGTGAACGTACCGGCGCAAGGCTCGGTCGAGGGACACATCGCGTTCTCGATCCATCCTGACGGCGCCGGCACGGGTGTCGGCGGTGATGACCCCGAAAAGCGTGAGTAT